AAATACGTTTTTCAGGTGCCCTAACTATTCTATGAACCAACATAGCATCTTCCATAAGAGTATATTGTTTAAATAGTTTACGAGCTGGTTCAATGTAACTTCTACCATAAGGTAAATAGCTTACATCAGATAATAGTCTAAAGTGGGCAATTTCATAATTATCAAATATAACCATATTAACACCAGTTGATGTAGAACTATTAGGACTAACTAAACCCCCATAATATCCACCTAAGCTACCACCACCACTTAAACCGTCAGGATCAAATCTAAATTGAACTTTATCTCTATTATTTTTATCAAATCCTTCCTCTCTAATAATATTATAAGCGGTATATGGTATTACATTATACACACCAAATTTTTCAGCGATTTCTAATTTAAGGAAAAAGTCACCATATTTACACATTTGGCGAGTCCACATCCATAAATTAAATTCTATATTTAGAATATCATAGAATAAATTATATAAAATTCTTTGAATTTTTTCATCACTACTCTTAATAGTCAATACCTCACCCATCTCATTTTTAAGAGAGCATTCATCTGCTAATATATCTAAAGCTGAAGCTACAATAGCGTCAGTGTCCATAGCTTCATAATCAGAATATAACTGGACTCTTAATGTTTGGTAATTAAGACCCGGGTTATAGATGGGAGAAGCATTAGTGGTGTGAAGGCGGGTGTACCTATCATATAAAGAATTGGTGTTAATTTGACCCGCTACTTGTGTTTGATTAAAATCAAGGACATTTAAAGAGTTCCCTCCGGTATTACGAATAATAACATCAGTAGAGAATAATCTTTTTAATCTTGTAAATACGCTTGTATCAGCCATTGTATATTAATATATGAATAAATATTAAAAAATCCACCTAAAATCTTCAGTTCCTCCTTTTCCATTGTTTATAGCGTATGGGTTGTCACGGCCTGTAGCAAAATAGGCTCCTTGATATGGAGTTTGAGTTTTGGTTAAGGCATTTAATGCTGCTATTGACATATCTAAACCATGTTGTTTAAATTTAAGAGCAGTATCTCTAACATATAACCCAATACCAAAACTCATTATTAAATCATCATTATAACCAGTTTGAGCTTCAGCTCTACCATTTTTCCAAATAAATGTTCTCATTTCTTGGAGTAACCTTTTAGATTGAACAGTTACACTTTTATCAGAAACATATTCTTGGAATTTGCCTATAATCATAGGTCTTGTTCTCATAGACATAGTAAAACCAGGAACTTGAGATTGATTATTTTCATAATTTCTCATATAAGTTTCAGCTGTTACCTCTTGAGACTTAGGAGAGTAATATAAATTTCTATATTCTCTTTCTATAACAACTTGAATTGTAGACCAACCAATATTAGCATTTTCAATTACTAATAAAGCATTATTATATTCTGTAGCTATACCTACTAATAAATGGCCAAATTCTTTAGTACCTATTTGACCTTTATATTCTCCAATTTGAACATTTGATTCAATGTCAAAAATATGAAAAGCAGAATAGTCTTTACCATCACCTCGAGCTACGTCAGCTGTTATCATATAAGATCTTGAATAGTCTACAGGTTCCCAAATCCATAAATTTTTATCAGCTCCTCTTTTTTCAATTGGTTCTTTGATAGTTGTCTGTTCTATAAATTCTAAATACTCAGGATAAAAAACAATATCTCCTGAGGTATTAAAGTCACAGTCACATTCTTGGGCTGCAAATCGGGGATTACCTAATAATTCATCTTGTCTATCTCTCCAAGATTGATCACGTTCAGGATGAACATACCAAGGTAATCTTATAGGTAAAAATTCATTTTCATTAGCTTCAGCTTTAGTCCATGTTCTATGAAACCAGTTTCCAGTACCATAAGGAGTAGATAAAGCTACACATCCTCCACCTGTAGCTAAGGTTTGTTGTGCTGAAGCCCAAATCTCATCAATTTGTTCAATGAAAGCAGCCTCATCAATTATTAGAAAAGAAACCGCTTCAGATCTACCAGCATCACCTGAAGCTGCTACTGCTTTTATTTGAGATCCATTTTCTAACCTTAGAGATAATCGGTTATTTTCAATAGCGTTAACTTTAAGCCAGCTGGGTAGGTTATCATACATAAAACGTACCTTAGTAACCATATTCTTAGCGGTTTCTTGCTTGGTAGCAATACAAAGTACATTTTTATCTTTATGAAAGGTCATTAACCAAAGAGAATATCCCGCTGTTAAGGTTGATATACCTAACTGACGGGATTTATTAATAATGGTATAATTATTATCTCTAACTAAATGTAAAACTTTTTCTTGAAATGGGTATAAATGAAAACTAACTCTACCTCTTTGAGGGTGTTGAATCATACAATACTTTTTCATAAAATGCGCCGGGTCTTGAGCGCATTTAAGATATTCTTCTCTGATTATTTTTTTTAAATCACTCATTTATCTTCATTTATTTCCCATACAAATAAACTAACAACAAATAATGATAATACTCCTATAGTTCTTCTATAAGAAGTTATTCTTGTTTGGTTTTCTTTTAGTTGAGTTTTTAAAGTTTGATTTTGAGCTTCTAAACTGGCTCTAGAGACATTGCAACTATCTAAAGTTGATTTGTAAGCTTTTATTTCTTCATCTCTTCTTGAGATTATAAAATCTCTATAAAAGATAATTTCATTAAGTTCAGTAGTATCTTGTTTTAAGGACTCTACTTCTTCTTTATATAAATCACACAAACTTAGATCTGTGACTACCTCAACTAAAACATCTCTAGGAATACAAATTAAAGAATCTTTATTTATACCGGTTTGTGAGAAACTCAACAAGCTTGTCATTAGACATACTATCAATAGTAGCAATTGTTTCATTATATTGTTTTCTTAATTTGTTTAATTCTTTATTACGAGCTGAGATTGAGTTTCTAAGGTTGTCTGATTTAAATTCTGCTACAATTATTTCTTTTTCAAGACTATCACGTAATAGGTTTAAAGAATCAAGCTCGTTTTGATATTTTCTATTATTCTCATCTACTAAAACACTACAATCAATACAGTCTTTATGGGTTAGGTCTATGTACATATAACAACCTAAGAACCAAAATAAGCTTGTTATTAAAACTATTAGTAGAATTTGATTTTTCATATATTAATAAATATCAAAACAAGTTTTTATTACTTGTTTGACGCGTTCTTCTGTTGATCCTTTTAAAACATTATGCCAAGGTTTGTGTTTATGAAGTAAATGTTTAATAGTTTGATCAATCTCATTTCTATATTCTTGATTAGTTTCTCTAACACCATTATCTTCAATAATAGTACCTTCAGGAGAAATATAGAATATATAATCATATTCTCTAATAAAACGCTTGGCATATTCTTCAAAAGCATCACCATCAATATAACTAATAGATTTAGCTAATCTGGTAAAAGCTATGACATCAACTACTGTTCTATCAGTTATGATATTTTCTTGCATTAATTCAGTACATCTTTCAGCCAAAAATATATTTTGACCCTTAAGTGTAGAGTCAGTATTTAATGGAATGCCTAATGAATTAAGATATTTACTACGTTCAGTAGTAAAAGTATAATCCTTAAACTCAGGTACATTTTTTAAAGCATTAACCAGTGTAGTTTTTCCTACACTCATTGTTCCACAAAACCCTATTTTCATTTTTAATCAAAACTTTTAATATATAAAATAAAATCCTCCATTACTTCTTTTTGAAGATTAGTGCCACTTTTAACACTTTCTCTTAGTAAAGATAATGAAAAACTCTTAGATTCCAAAATTAATTTTTTGGTATTTTTAAGAGTAGATTCACATACTACAGTATACTCAGGTGTATAAATAGTTTCATCTCCAAAATCTTCAATATCTTGAAGATACGACTCAATTAAAGAAGGAAGATTTTTCTTTGATAGCTTCATAAAGTAAATGGGTTAATTTTATTACAGTTTCTTTAAGTTTTTCTAATTGTTTTTTAAGCCAAGATTTTTGTTCACCTATTCTTTTACCTTTAAGAGGTAATTCATAGTTTTTCATATGAGGAATTAAATCCTTACTATATGTACTGCCTGCTAAAATCACAAAATTATCTTTATCTAAATCATATCCTTTATTTTTTAGTTGAGATAAAACAGTATCAGCCCATTTTTGCCTATCTTCGGCATTCATGTCTTTTAATGTTTTATTATAAGGATCAATAACTTTATTTAAAGGTAATAGATAATGTTTAGCAGACAAAATAAACATGGCATTTGGTTTAAGACTTTCACCATATCCTAAGCTTTTTTTAAATAAGTCTGATTGATATAAGTCTCTGGCCTTAGCGGGTTCGCTTAATTTTTGGGCAACACAACTTAAAAGTACTACTGTACGAGCCATATGTTATACATATTAGCTCCTCTCCTTATATGCTGGGTTTTTAAACCAAGGTAGTCCTTGACGGTCACTTTTAAGTTCATTCCATTTCTCTTCAGTGTACTTAATGCCATGAATATAGTATTCTCTTTTTCGGTTGTTACCTTCAGGGATGAGAGCGGGGCCATCCCAGTTATGGAGTTTACCTTCCCAGGTGTAAGCAATGGTACCATCTTCAGGCTTAATAAGCCGACGAGGTTTGTCAAATTTTTGTTTTGTCATTTTTAGTTAAAATTAAATCAAAGTTATATCTTTAATAATGGTTTTTTCACTTAATTGATTAAGATGATGTACTAAGCATTTACTAAACTCAATAGAATATTGAGGATAAGTGTTTACTAAGGCAGCTATTAATTTTTCTATTGGAAAATTAAGTTTAGAATATTGTTTTGGAAAAAGTTCTTCAACATATATTTTATTTAGATTTTTTCTAAAAAAAGTATAATTATTGTTCATAGAACTTTTTCTTAATTCAGGAAAAACACAATAAAGAAATATTAGATAAGGCTTAGAAGATTCATATTCATTATTAGATATAATTTCTTTAGCTAATTCCCAAGATCCCATATCATTATTTTTTAACATTCCATATAATGTTTCAAAAACATCATAATCAATTGTTAATCCTTTATTG